TCTTCCGTATATTAAGATATATGAATATTATATATGGAAGACTTATGGGTGGGCAACGATTAATCATATAAATATAGGTACTTGTCAATTTTTTGAACAAAATGGAAGAATGCAACATGAAAAAACGAACAATTGAAGATTTCATTAACACTGCTAACCAGCACCATGATTATTATTATGATTATACTGAATCCGAATATGTTAATACTCAAACCAAAATAAAAATCATATGTCCACACCATGGACCATTTATGCAAACTCCAAAAATCCACCTGAGGGGTAGCAACTGTCCCACATGTTCATTAGAACAACAAACCAGAAATAAATATTCAAATATTGCTGATGTGTTGAATCGTGCTAATCACATTCACCAATTCAAATATGATTATTCAAACGTTGTGTATACTAGGATGACTGATAAAGTGCAAATTACCTGTAATATTCATGGAACCTTCAAACAAACTTTAAACAATCATGTAAATCAGAATCAAGGATGTCCTATGTGTAGTAATTTGTCACGTGGAAAAAGATTGAATACTGGTGAATTTATAACAAAATCAAAACAACGACATGGTGATAAAATTGAATACGATTCGGTTAATTATATAAACAATACAACTCCTGTTAATTTGATATGCAAAAAACATGGACCATATTATCAATTGCCAATGTACCATTTATCCAACACCCACGCTTGCCCCTCATGCGCACAGGGTAGTACTGGATATTACAATCAGTGTTATTTCGATAACAATGTTGGAGCTAAATCCACACCTGCTACGTTGTATATCATTCGATGTGAAAGTGTTGATGAAAAATTTATAAAAATAGGTATTACTGTACAATCCATGAAGCGGAGATTTCCTGGAATGATGATAAATGAATATTCAGTATCAACAGTCCGATTAAAACAAATGCCGTTATATCAAGCATTTTTAACGGAGCAACGTTTCATCCAGCTATTTTCGGACGTTCGATACATACCCAGACATAGATTTCATGGCCACACTGAATGTTTTATCAATTAACTAGACCAGTAAGGTGTAGGTATTGAGCGTTACCCATTGTCGTAATTGTAAATGTTTGAGAACCATCAGGAGATTTAGTTTTCTTTGGTGGGATATCTGTTCCAGCTAATATATCACGTTTGATATCTAGCTCATCATTACCTTTACCGGTATTGTATATCCACAACTCGTCAAACGATCCAGTTTCAGTTTGTTGTTTGTATATAAGGTGAGCATTAGCAACGGTACGAATAACACCTTCCCTTTCAACATTTTCATCTTCTATTTCATCACCCAATTCTATTTCAGCGTTTGGAGTCAATTCAGCTGAACCACCATCAGCAACCATATCCTCTTCTCCCATTCCACCACCACCACCGACATCTTGATTCCCATCTTTCCCAGTAAGGCCAGCTTCTTTAGCTAATCGTTCATAATATGATACTGCAGTTGAGTGTGTTACATTGATTTTTTGTTCGAATTGCTGTATTATATTTTGACGAGATGAGTCAGGACGATTGATTAAAGCTTGAAACAATTGACGAGCGGTATCAATTTTGTTTGGTGCTTTACCACCTGCTGTAGCGGAAGCAGTTTTAGATTGTTGTTTGTTTTTCTTTTGTAGATTAAATTCTTCTTCTTCTTCCCGTTGATTTGGAACAGATGCTAAAACTGTAGCTGTAAAAGCACCCTGGCCTCCTGCCAACAATTCAAACAACATACTTTCGCCTAGAGCTGAGGTGTCAGCTGGACCTCCACTTTGATCAAGACCATACACACGATTTGTTGGTGATTTCTTGTTCATTTTTTTGCGGGTTTTAGATAATGTTTTATCGTCTACACATTTAATGTAGTCCTTCAAACACAACTTTTCATTAGCCATAATATAATCCTTGTTAATCTTATATTTATATTTATTACGTAACAACAAGACATTGTGGTATTTACCACTGAAAAAGTACCATAAATATAATAAAAATTAAAGGGCACTCATGACAACAGTAAAGAAACGAATTCGTGGTAATCCAATTCCACTTATAATAGAACAACACCCAGCAGAATATAAAGGTTATCCGTTTATAACTTTGTTGCAATACCGTAACAACCAACAATTAACCATTGTTGATAACATTACGGATAAACACGTTCGATCATATGTGTTAGATTATTGTGGTCCATCCGGTGTGGATGAAGAACAAATAATTTCTGCAGCTTCTGGGTGGTATGCAAATCATAGAGATGAATATCCAATTTCGTTTGAATTTTCTCGGTTAGGAATATCCAAGATTGTAAGTAAAATTTATCAAACTTACAATATTGAGTTTGTTACCAGAGTCATTGGACCTCTACCACGATTTGAAATGAATGAGATCCACAGCATTAAACGAAGACGTAGAAAACCTATTCCTGCCGGTATGGAAGTACGTAAAAAATTATTGAGTGACTTATAACAATTTGATTTTAGCCATTGCATTAATATCTTTAAACAATGAAATAGCTTCACCAATTGGTGCATCAGTTAATGGTGCATCCCCCACTCCATCTCCATCAACATCAGGAGCAACTGGTTCTTCGGCTGGTTGCTCTTTATCTTTTTTAGACAAATCAGTTAAATCTTTTGCATCAGCATACTTTTGACCTTCTGCTGTAAGCTCACCAGATTCATCCATCAAATTTTCATCTGTCATTGTTTTAATGCCTTTGTCTGTCAGCGTTGCTCCAGTATCATCTACTTGAACTAATCCCAATTTTGCTAAGGACTTCTGAGCAGCAGCCAAATTGGGGCTATTTCGCGCTTGTTCAGCAGCAACGTTAGCATTAGCAGATGCTTTAATCTTTGCCATCACCAATTTTTGAGCATCTGACAAATGCACATTTGTTAAAATTTTAGTTTCTGTTAAGTTTTTCATACGAATATTTATGGTTACATTAACCCACCATCAACTAAATGCAATTGTAATACAATGGTTAATGCGTATGCAATGGCATGACTCTTTTTAAAATAATACTTAGCATCTTTAGGTTTTGTGTATATAAACTGTCTGGTTTTATTGGGGAATTTGAGATATTGTTGCAATAATTGACGTTTTGCTGGTCGAATTAATGCTATCGTATCTGCTAAAGTCACTACAGATCTTGGACGGATCTGATATACCAAATCAAAATGTTTTCGGATTTGAAATAATCGTTCTACAACATCTTGCTGTTCCAAAAGCAACCAATTTGGTTCCATTTTAAGCAATTGTCGAATTTCATCTTTATCGTTAAAATTATCCAAAAATGACAGATGCAAAAAATCAACTTTAAAATAATCCAAATCTTCAGCTTCTTTATACGGGATTGCCGATAACCCAGAAATTTTATCGACAGGAATATTTTGAAAGTAAACACCAGCTGGGTGTTTTACAAGTTTACCATCCTTGACCATTGATGCTTGAATAACACCAAAATAATCAAGGGGATAGAAGGTTGTGGGTGTGTCTATGTCAATATCCATTAGGATATTATAACATAATTGCTATATTAAATCAAGCAAAAACCATGCCGCCAAAAGCAGTATCTACGCCACCACCAAATCTAATAGTAAAATCATTAACTGTTCGTGCAATAATATTCCACGAAACTGCAAATACTCCAGCATCCATTTGAGCTAATGAATAACCCAACTGTGAAGTATTCAGATTATGTGTGATTACATAAACGCCAGCACTAGTTCTACTTGATGTCCACCCTGCTGGTACAGCATTAGCAATACCAGTAGCGGCAATATCAATATAAAACCCTTGCTTTACGTTTGTGGTTGCAGTGTCAACATATTGTTTTGTAGATGCACCCAATGCAACGGAAGGATTAGCATTTAATATCAACGGGCCCGTCATGGTATCCCCAACAATTTTAACTGCTAGATCATTGTTATCATCTGCATATTTCTTAGTTATAAAATCACCATCAGCTGATATCAAAGTATCATAATTTGCAGTTTGAGCTGATATTACACCATTTGCAGCAATATTTAATCTGGCTGCTCCACCAACAGAGAAATTAAGATCAGTACCAGTATACCACATACCAGATGTCAAATCATTTGTAAATGAATATGTTGGACTAGCAGCAGATTGATTAGAACCACGGAATTGACTGTTAACTTGAACGTCTCCAGTCACTTCTAACCAAACTGGAGCGCCATTAGGTGGAACATTGTTAATTCCGACAGGTGAATTAAAACGAGCTGAACCACCAACATCTAATGTGTATGATGGAGTCATGTTAACACCAACTCGATCATTTACTGTATCAACATACAACGTATCAGTGTCAATAAAAAATTTATCATCATCGAGATGCATACGTACCACAGAAGATGTAGTATTATCTGATCCAGATCTGAACGTTAAAGCACTATTTCCGGTACCATTTGCATCATAACCAATGTGTAAATTATCATCAGATACAACCAAACCCGACGATGATATTCTAATATCAGAACCTACGGCTACATCACCTGCACCTTCATCAAAATATAATGAGGTAGCAATTTGAAATGGTGCTGATGGAAGTCCTACAGTACCAACACCAACATTACCACCACCACGAACTAAAACTATATCATTCGTAACAGTTGAATTAATTTCTAATGGTAAACCAGTCTCAGCTGAATCTACCAGTATATCACCATGTGGGACATCACCTACCATGAACATTACAACAGATGTAGCATTAATAGTATTCAAATCAACAGTAGCATCCAACCCAGTATCAGAATTTACGGTTATACCATTACCTTCAACTGTTAAAGTATTGTCTATTGTTGGCAGTCCATTACCACCAATTCCAACGGATCCATGAAAGTAAGATTCAGTTGAGCCATTACCACCACCAACTACTTCCAAATTGTCGGTAGTTCGAATCCAACCATCATGTTCAACACGAAGTCGTTCAGAACCATCTTCTGATAATACTCGGAATATAGGATCTAATGCATTTGAATCGTTTTCAGTCCATACTACCATACCAGCTTCAACTGAACCAGTATATCCAACAGGTAAATTTGATTCATCTGCTGTAACGTGAATATCTGAATTTGGTACTAATGCATTTTGTGGATCTCTAAACAATAGAGCTCCATTATCAATATCTAAATCATTAGTCCATTCTGTACCATCATAATGTAAGAATCCTTCTTCACTTGCTAATGTTCTATACCACAATTGACCCACCAATGGATCACCAGGTGGATTAGTTCCGATGTTACTGTTTAATTCAGGAGCAATATCACTAGCAAAATGTTCAGTCATTCTAACCATATTTTCTACTAGCTTTTCACCATAATTAAGAGATCCCTTTCCTGGTAATTTTAATACTGTGTTGGCATCATTAATAGTATATTCAATTTCACCTGCAGGTACAGCAATTGGAGTAATATCATCATCTCTAATTGAGCCATGTGGTACTGGAATTATAGTAAGAATTCCATCAAAGGCAGCACCCAATGCTGTTACAGCATATGTACCATCTGTTTGTGCAGATTGTTGAACATCAAAGGAGAAAGTGCTAACAAATCTAGTAGTTAAATCTCCAGATAATGTAAATACGTGTGCTATTATAGTACCATCAATAACAGCAGATGTGACGGGTTCAACTGTAAGAATTACGGTTTCACCTGGTTGTGGTACCGCAGATGCAACAGTATATATACCGTCATTCCCAGTTGAATTGCCTACAGCAAATTGAAATCCAGGGCGAAATATTGTAATTTCATCACCTGGAATTTTAAATGCATTCGTTCCAGTAGAAACATCAATGACTGAAAAAATGGGACGCGATCGTTGCACCAATCTAGGTGTAGATCTGTTGTCTGGTCCATTAGTTTCCAATGGCCATAGCTGTGCCAGCACATTTCCATTGGATAAATTTATATCATATTGGCTTGTCATTTTGTTATTTCCCTATATTATGGTTGCAGATTGCGTTCGTATAATTGTGCATTATCTACTTTAAGTTCTATGGCCGCCCCAATTGGTGGCTCTGATCCAGTTGTGAATATGAATTTGGTGGATGCACGACCTACACGACCAACTTCTCGATATCCCCACGTTGATGGAGTAGGAGGATTAGATCCAATACCATCATTTTTTCTACCAGTATTAATTGACGCCGCTGGAATAGTATATGTATATGTTCTGCCACCAGCATCTGTACCACCCACAATAGATGCAAACAGATCTGTATTCGTCCCACCATCACCATCAATTAACACAACAGAAGAATCATCCCCCGGAAATCCTGAATAAAAAACTATACGTCTATCTACCATTTGCACATGAAATGGTGAAATTAAATCTGACGACAAGCCACCAAAGTTAATAGGGTTGATATCAGCGATTGCTTGCATTTGTGCAACTAGTCCATCCAAGTTTTGTGCGCCTGCTCCATCAATTACGATAATTATAACTCCCGAATCACTAGGAGTCCCAGCATTTAGTTGAATTTGAAAAGCATACATTGTAAGAGAATTTAATCCGGTAGGTATACTAGGCCAAAGTTGATTAGTATCAGTTAATGGATTTATAATACCCATTGTAGCATTTACTTCAAGATAACCATATTCATCAGCATATTGCTTAATACCATTCACGTGAACGTTTAAGTTATCGTATCCTGGAACATAAAATAAATTCAAATCTCCAAATGTTCCTCCACTACCGATACTATAATCTGTACCACCTGTTGCAGATACTACTGCTCTACTAGGTTTGTGTGTAACATCACCCATTGTTAAATTGAGAGCTGTTAACATATCAGATACTGGTATATCTGGATAATTTAAATCAGAGGCAAATGTTTGCTCCCAATATAAATCATCCATGCCAAATTGTAACGTTGGTTGTACAATGGTGTGTGTAACTACATCTGATGTAGTACCACCGGCACCAAAGTTGGATATTACAACATCTGGTAATCCGGTGGTTCTAGTTAACGTTAATGTTTGTAATACATTATCGAAAGCACCACCATCGACTACTCCATCACCAGAAAGTGCAGCAAGTTCATTATCAACATAATTCATTGTTGCAGCCTGAAATGGTACAACAGGATCACCATTTAATATCAAATCACCAGTCATTACTGGACTGTTATTCAATAATACCATTCCAGTATCATCAAGATGTTGACTTTCCCACTCGAAACCATTCCACTGAAGCAAATCAGTTGTGGTTAGGGGAAGATTGTTACCATAAGTTACATCAGCTAAGTCATCAAGATTCGTAGGAACACTACCACCAACTATTAATGCAATTTCAGTATCCACGTAAAATTTTGAGGTTGCACTGGAATTGCCTGTTGGAATGTTTGGTAGTCCGGTAATTTCATTGCCTACCATACTAATGTCACCAGTCATGGTTCCACCAATAAGTTCTAAGAATCCAGTTCCTGAACCAGTTTGATCTTCCCATTTGTTGTTAATTGAATTAAACACTAATATGCTACCATCTGGAGGAGTAGCGGATGATAATAATACATCATTTAATTCAAACAACTCATTGTTTCCGGATATTACAGCATCTACGTATCCTTTGTTAGCTGCATCCGACGGTAACGTTGGTGTTATTAAATTTAGGATTTTGTGAGAATTAGCATCAAGATCTTCAAACAGTCCAACATTATTTTGAACTAAGTGTTCCCACCCGCCAACATACCACCCAACCAATTCATTCGATGCTGTTTGTGGTGGTGAAATTCCCAATAATGTATTATTGTTACCATCCAGAGTTGAAACAGATACCAAATATTCTTGTTGACCACCACTACCATCTGTAGCTATCAATCTAGTAATAGGACCAGGAAAGGTACCAGAGATATCACCAAACCGTGCTGTTAAATCACCAACAATAGTAACAAAATTTACATCAGCTGCATTTGTTCCATCGTTAACGATAATGTTGTGTTTTTGGGTATTGAAAAGACGAAGTACGTGAGGAGTTGCGGTGCGATCGAACCAACACTGTCCACTTATAGGATAAGCGGGTTCTACTGAACCAGCAAAGTTTTCCAATACATGGAGCATGTTTTCTTGGAGCCGTTCACCATAATCGGGTGATCCTTTACCCATGAATAGCAAACTGGAAGCAGCAGATGCTGCTTTATCATCTAAAGTATTAGATGTTGGGTTGTCCGGCCCGTTTGTGGTATATGGATTTAACTGGAAATTCCGAATTTCATCTGTAAAATCTACTGTATAATTATTTGCCATTTGCTTTCCTCTGAATAATACGAACGCGGCTGTATTATTCTATTTATGGAGGTTGGCATTGTCAAAATAGGATTTGACACAATAATGGAAACTTGGTGGAATAATCGATGGTTATAGTGTTTTCACAACCATCGATTATAATAGATGTGGTTTATACCCACACAACAGCTTGAATGTCTGTTTTGGTTGTGGCTTGATCTATTTGATCATCATATGTCCATTTTTGGTTTAGAACTGTTTGATAATGTACTCCAACTTCATCAACCATTGTTTTTACATTGGTGGTTTCTTCAATGTGAACAACATTATCAAAATCCCGAATAGATAAATTTGTTTGTGACAATGATTCTGCCAATCTAACACCACCATCCAATCTTATAACGTCTTCGTATCGTGCATCCATTTTAATAGTAGATGTTGTTACGTAACCAGTACTTAATGCATCCATATGTGATAGGTTGATTATACTTTTCTGATCCATTCGAACCAAATCTAAATCTTCAACCCAAGCAGAACCAGTCCAGCTATCGAAATCACCAGGAACCAATGATGTTAATCCTGATGGTAATGGTCCAAGGTCAACATGATCCAATTCTTGTTGTTTACGTGTGTTTACGTCATATACAGGACCGCGATGATCTTCTACATCATTCCAAGTAGTACCATCAAACACAGCGACATTACCTGTTGCTGGTGTTATCACCACAACCGTTGTAGCATGAGCAGGAATCATTGGTATATTGTCCAACGGATCCATATCAGCTTCTTCTGTAGACACATATTCACTTGTATCTGGGTGGTAATTATAAATATCCATTTATTTTTCCTTCAATTAGTATTTAATACAATATAACATTGCAATGTTTCGTGGTCTTGTTTCTGATCCACCAGTAGCGCCGGTAGTTGCTGTATTATCACGAGCACCAAAACCAGCATCCACACCAGGAGCAGGTGCAAACAAATTGTGTTGTGAGTGAGTGTGAGATTTAAACAAATCTGATTGGAATGTACCAATACCACGACCAGCATCCACACCTCTAGCATTATCCCAACCACGTATGAATTCACCACGCAGATCTGGTAAGTTAAACGTTGTTGATCCATTACCGTTACCATATAATGTTCCAATAGCTGCAAACAAGTTGGCATAGGTTGTTCTATTTGCGGTTGCACCATTACACTTTAAATACCCTGTTGGTACTGAACTATTAGCAAATGGTAACACAAAACCAACTAAATCACTAGCATTACCATCAACATATTGTTTAGTAACAGCGTGTAACGGGTTTGTTGGATTAGCATTCAATGTTAAGAATCCAGTCATTGTATCACCGGTAAGCTCAACGAACGCACTTAAAGTCTCTGATTCAACCCATTGTTTGGTAGCTGCATGTAATGGAGCAGTTGGATTGGCATTCAATGTCAAGAATCCAGTCATTGTGTCGCCACTCAAGTCAACTTTATCATCAAGTTGAGCTTGAATTGGACTTGTTACACCAATGTTATAATTGGATTCAGCTCCAGTCAGTGCTGGTAAATTTAACGCATCTAAATATGCATTTTGTTCAGGAGACAAATGTAAGTCAAAATCCGCAGCATGAATATTTAAAGAACCACCAATACTATCGGTATATTGTTTATTGACCGCATCATACGGATCAACTGGATCTTCTACGTTAATGATGTTGTATCTTGCAGTAGCACCACTATCACTACCACCCATATCTAACACACCACTCATCCAATCACCACATTGGCGAACAAAATTTTCCCCAACTATAACAAAGCCATCAATTCCAGCTTCTGAATGTGTTGGATCATATATTTTTAATAACGGATCAAGAATACAACCGTTGGGATCACTAGTTGTGTTCGATGTATCATACCACACATCACCAATGTTTGGGTTGAGAGGTGGTAAACCAACAGTAGTACCAGAGCTTAATAACCACTTAGGATCTGGTATAGGCAAGCCACCCGCATCTGTATCATATACAAACACTGCTTTCTTTGTTGAGTTATACCATTGTTGGCCATTTAGTGGTGTTACTATTCCTAACCCTGGTCCCAGATCATTATCATCTTTCGGTAATACTGGATCTGTGGCAGGATTATAATCATTAGCACCACCATCAGGATTATAATCACCCAATTCTTTTGCAGGGCAACTAAAAGTTTCAGCTAGACGATATACGTTCTCGTCCATACCTTCACCCCATTGTAATGCTCCCATGCCATATAAACGCAAATCACTATCACGTTGAGCACTACCTGGACCATTTAGAGCACCGGGTTTCAACGTAATGCTAGTTGAGCCATCTGTACTGTCTATATTATAAACCGCTACCATATTTAATTCCTTTATTGTTTCATGTATCTATTTATAATGATTGTCATACCTGAAAATAAATAGTTATTCCATTTGTTAATATTTAATGCAATATTGCATTGCAATGTTTCGTGGCCGGGTTTCAATGCCACCTGATAATCCTGTTGCACTACCATCATTAGCCACATTCAGACCACCACTAGCTGCAAAATGTATACTAACCGAATCAAGTGCTGCTGATGGATGGCTGTGAGATTCAAATGCATCATCCTGGAATGATCCAATTACTCGACCAGCATCAATACCTCTAGCATCATCCCACCCACGCACAAATTCACCACGTAGATCTGGAATACCGAAAGTGGTTGATCCATCACCAATGCCATATGATATACCAAGAACAGCAAATAAATCTGCATATGTGGTTCTCGATATTGTTGATCCATCACATTGAAGGTATCCTGTTGGAACAGTATCTGTTGGGAATGGTATTATGCTGCTGACACTAACGTTAGTTGGGGATGCTGCAATTTCAGTATCAACATATTGTTTGGTAGCTGCATGTAAATTTAATGTTGGATCTGCATTCAATGTTAAGAATCCAGTCATTGTATCGCCAATGAGTTCAACAAAATTGTTTGTGGTGTGTGATTCAACCCATTGTTTTGTAGCGGCATGCAATGGATCAATTGGATCTGCATTCAATGTTAAGAATCCAGTCATTGTATCACCAATGATTTCAACGAAATCACCAATCACAACGCCGGATATAACAGCTTCAACCCATTGTTTGGTTGCTGCGTGTAATGGATCAATCGGATCTGCATTCAACGTTAAGAATCCAGTCATTGGTGTGTTTGCTCCATCCAATTGAACAAAGCTGCCTACCGATCCACCGGAAATTGGTACCCATCCTGGTATAGAGTCATCAAACACGTTTAATGTAGTATTGTCTGCATCATACCACAATTCTCCTGTAACTCGTTCTGCGGACTGTGAAGTACTAGCAGCACCAACGGGTCTCCAAGTTGGGACTTGTGTTGGGGTAGGTCGGGCCGTTGATGGAGTTGCAATTGAATATACGTATACTTTACCATCAGTTTTATTGTACCACAATTGCCCTTCTGTTGGATTGTTTATTCCTAATCCAGCACCAAACAACTCTGTTTCATTTTTGGGAATTTGAGCGGATATTGCAGTTGGGGAAAATATTGGATTGTTGTCATCAGCTTGCAGATTGTGATAAGTAGCGAAATTTTCAAGGGATTTGTAAAAATTCTCATTAAACCGTTCACCCCAATTAGAAGTTGCGTTACCATATAGAGTTAAGTCAGTGTGTTGTTGAACACCACCGAAGCCATCGAATGTTTTAGGTTGAATAGCAAACGTAGTTTTACCATCAGTACTATCTATTAAATAAATTGTTGTATTTGCCATAGGATTCGTATTCCTCAAAATGTTACGATATCCAGTATTTATACGTTAGAGATTTAGTTCTGCTACGATTTTCTTTATCTGTTCGACTTCATTTTTATGTTTTAAAAATTTTGCATGCCAAAATTCAAATTTAATTAGGGTTTTTAGAATGATTCGTTCTTCGTCAGAAGTAGAG